AATTTTAAGATTCTTCTTTTAAATGATGAAGAAAGTTTTACTTCCTCCCTTATAATTCTTCTTATTTGCTTTTTTAAATTCATTTTATTTATTTTTTAGACACTGAAAAGTAATATTTGTAAACATGTCCTTCTAATGGGTTTTTTATCAATAACTTTTGTCCACTTGGTAATGAATTTAATTTTTCTTTTACTTTATTCCAATCCAAATCAGGAAACCAAGAACCAAACATTTCTAAAAACTTATTCCATCCAACTCGGCTTTGGGTAAAACCACTTCCCCCATTTCTTTCACTATGTTTGTAAAATGTATAAGTTTCATTATCATCATCACTTAAAGTATTTTTTATAAAATTTAAAATAAAATCCTTATAATTGTTGGCAATATCTTTAGAAACTTGATTAATTATTTTATTACCTTCTTCATCTGACAAATGTAATATAGCGGACTCTATAATCTCATAAGAAGTATTATCACAAACCGTTTTGATTAATTCATCAACATTTTTAAAGTCAAGGAAAAAATCCATTGTGAATTTTTTCAAATAATAAAGAACTCTATCCTCACTATAATTTATTCTACGTTTTATCGTTGAAGGTAGGTTCATTTCTTCTCTCACTATTCTTCTTATTTGCTCTTGTAGTTTTGTACTATCCCATGGGTATTTGACATAAGAACCAGTAAAATGGCTTCTAACTGTTAATGTATATGCCTTTAAACCTAAAAATTTACTAAGAGTTGACAACACTTTTTCTTTATTTGAAATCCTAACGTCAATATCACTATCGTGTGAATAATATAACTTTATCAAATAACTCCCCTCTGTGTTATCCCAAGAAATATCATATTTAACTAACTGAGGTAATTGAAATTTTTCCACAATGCGACCCATCATTTCAATTATTTTTGGTGAATAATCAGGGTCATTTATTTCTTCTTCTTCCTCACCCAAAACTTTTTTGAAATTTTTAGATAATTTACTAAATTTGATTAACTTTACATTAACTGACTTAAAATTATTTTTATTTGCTTTTTGTATTCTGTGGTGACCATCAAGAATATATTTAATTGAATTATCATCATTAACTAATACAAGGACAGGATATTTTAAATTTGTCTTATCAATCTTACTCATCTCTTCAGGATTATCTCCGTGAAGAGCATGTTTCATAAGTTTTTTAGTTAACATTTTGGTTACAGGAATATCTTTAGTAATCCTTAATAATTGTTTTAAAGTAACCGTATCTTTACCTCGTGTCCATTTATCCTCCAAACTCTCTTGAATCATATTATTTTCTTCCATCATATGATAAATATATGGAAGAAACTAATTCATTTAATCTTCTTCTGAAAAGTATTTAATTATTGCGTCAGACACAATCCAAATAAACAACACAAAAAAGATTACCGCCCAAGCCAATAACGCAAATGGTGGAATTAATAACAAATATCTGTATCGATTAACCCTTGAGCCAAACTCAGATTTAAATGTTATTGCCAAGATTATATTCAAAATGAATAAATAAGATAATAAAAGGATTGTTGATGTCATAATATTTTAATTTTATATTTTTTAAGCCCAACTAGGACGACCATTAAATATTTCGTGAAGCTCATCAGGATTAACATCTTCGACAACTCTCATAGTTGGTGGTGGTACTTCGTATTCAGCGTCATTTTTACGAAAATCATAAAGTAATTCTTCTTCTTTAATTTTTTGTTCAAGATTTAAATAAGATACGTTCGGTAAACGGTTTTCTGTTATATCTTTTACAATTAGATTTAATATATCATTAGGTAAACCACTTTCAAGTGAATCAACACGTAAATCAATTGAATTCCAAAATGAAAACTCCGGCTCATTTTCATCAAATGATTTAAAACAAGCAACTTTTAATCCTGTTTTTTTATTAATAATATAAATTAAAGAACCTCTATTTGTGTATCTAACAAAATATTCAGGATTATCCCTTGAAGTTGTACACCATTTTGTAAACGCTCCGTATTTTTTTGATGCCGCAAACGTTAAAGGTTTAACAATTAACCACTCACTATCGTCGTGTAATTTAATAATACTACCTTCCATATCTTTTGCATTTTCTTTAAGTTCAGCAAGAGTTAATTGAGTTGTTATCTGTTCAAAACTATTATATGTACTCAAATCGTTTTGTTCAATTAAACCCCTTTCATTTAACTCACAAAACTTTTTAAAAAATGTGGCATCACTACCATTCATTAATGATGGTAAAATATTAGCATATAACACCAACTGTAAATTGTTAAGACCATTTAAAAATTCTTCAGATAATTGATATTGGTCTTTTAATTCCATCATATATTCTGAACGACCAATATTAGATTTTTTATTTTTGACAATTCTTAATAATGTTTCAACGTATTTTGATTTTCCTGTGGAATTAAAAATTGATAATAAATCAATAATATTAAAACCATTATCTCCAACTTTTTTTAAATCTTGTATTCTTGACATATTTATTTGTTTTTTATAAAAATAATAAATTACTTTGACATAATAAAGTTGTATAAATAAAAAAAATAAAACCCCCACCTTTTGGGTGAGGGTTATAAATTATACTAATTCTAATTGTTCTTGTTTCATTAACTCGTATGCTCTAGCCATCCTTGTCATTCCAATTCCTCCACCGAATCTTGGGAAGAAGTCAAACTTTAAGAATTCCTCAAGTTCCGCCTCAACTCTTTCTTTTCCAAATAGTTCAAACAATTTGTTCGCATATCCTCCGTTCTCAATAGTATAGAACATTTCTTTCATCGTATCAACATCACATGAACGTTCTGCCGAACCAATTGTTTCTTGACCATAAAGAATGACATCAACCTTGTTGAAGATTTCACCATCTTTGTTTTTCATATTCCAAAACGGGTTTGTTCTTCTTGGGAAATGTTGAAGGGAAACCACGGGACCAATCTCTTTCCACATTCTTGATTCATGTTCATCTTCCAAGATTGTTGCATCATCATATTCATCACACATATCTTCATAATCAACTTCAGCCATCTCATCTGCAAATCCAAGATATGCCAATAGGTCACCTTCTAATTTGATAAGTTCTTTCATTCCACCTTTTGATTCAAACTCAAACATTGGGAAGATTAGTTCGTGTCTTCCTGGTATTGGGTCTTTCTCTTCTCTGTATGATGTTGAAATACAGAACACACCATTCCATTCAGGGTTCATTAGTAGTTCGTGTTCCAACCACATCTGACCTGTTTGTGGTAATGGCCAAATTAATCCTCCATATTCAAATGTTTTAACTGAATGCGGATTCTCACACGCCGCCAAGATAGATAATCTTGATTGTGTTGGGACTTCAATAAATCCCTTTTCCAAGAAGAAATTTCTCATCTTCTGTACTAGTTCGTTGTAGATTTTTGTGTTTTTCATTTTTTGTTTTTATTTTAGTTTATTAATTTTTAGGCAAAAAAAAGTCCCTTCAAATAAATTGAAGGGACCTAATGATTAATCATTCGTATTTTTTAATAGTCGGTTATTATCTTTTCGTTTTGTAAACATTGTTAATAAATATAGTTAAGGGCATAAAAAAACCTGAGATTATCTCAGGTTTTAATAAATTAAAATTTAATGGTTGTGTACTTTCTTAAACAATGTCCACCCCAAGCTAAAAGTCCGAACATAATTGGTGACATAACACCTGCTCCACCCATAGCGGATAAATGCATCGCAACAGCTCCACCCATAATCACACTGATTAAAGTAGCGCCATAAACTGATACTCTTGGAATAACTAACATAACTACACCAAGTAATTCTAAACCACCTATTAAAGTTAAATAGTTGTCTAATTTCAAGTATTGAAAGTTTCCTACCATTTCAGCAGTTCCCATCAATTTTGAAATAGCACCCATACCCAACATCATCGCAACGACAACACAGATTAACCATCCTAAGTTTTTTAATGTTAAATAATTTTTCATATATATTTTTTTTTCTAATCATAATAACTATTAACCATATTGTAAAGTTTAATTAGATTTCAATTTACTAGTGATATTTTTTTTTTATTATAATATTATGTCATCAAAAAAAGATAATTTTGCAATAAACATATCCGAAAAATATAAATCGTTTGTGTGGGCTCCACCTAAAACAGGAACTACACATCTTTTTTTTGTTTTAAGACATTTTGACTTTGAAGGTTTATCTGTTAACTACGATAGAACTGATACAACAAGAATTTATGATTACGTAACCCATAATCACTCAACTAATTTATTTTTAGGACACGAAAATTATAAATTAATCTTAAGTGCAAGAAATCCATATAGCACTGCATTTTCATATTATTGTCATATGATGTCAAATGGTGATGTAAGTATTGAAAATTTTAGAAATTATATTTACGGTAATTTTCCACCACAACAAAGTCGTATGAGGGTTATATTTCAGTTAGAAACAACTAGGAAACCAGATTATGTTTTAAGAGTTGAAACACTATACGAAGATTATATTAAAATACCTTTTGTTAGAAATTCTTTATTAAACACATCCGGTATTTTGAAAGACCTTTGTAGTAAAAAAATGAACCGTAGTAAATATGATTTACCATCATTTAAAAAATTCTATACCAAAGAGTTGGCAGATTTAGTTTATTATAGTTGTCCAAATTATTTTGAATTTATGGGATATCACAAAGATTCTTGGATGGATATTGACTAATCGACATATTTATTAATATGAAATTAATTAATTCACTTTTTTATCTTATTAATGAAACAAAACTTGACGTAGATAAAACGTTACCATTAATTACAATATTTCAAATAGATAATAATTTAATTCGATTATATTCAACAATACACCAATCAAAAGAGCGACACGGCTCAGAAACTTTAAAACAAATTAGAAAAAGATACCACGATAACGAACTAAGAAATCCTGTAAATTTTGACAGAGTAGGAGTTCCAAATCATATTATTAAAGATATCTTTGAAAAAGATTTTGAACAAATAAAAAAAGCATTTGAATTTTTATCAACTAAAAATAATGACAAGGTTTTAATTGTAAAAAATATTGGAGAAGAATATGATTTAGATGAGAATATGAAATATGTTGAAATTTTAATAGCATCTTCTGATTTAAAAAAGTATACCATAATAACATCTTTGTTTTCAAAAGATGGTGATATGTTTAAAACATTTAATTACAATAAAAAATCCCCGAGATTTAAGTTACGTTAACTATAATTTATTCTTCACCGTAAAGAAGTTCTTCATATTTTGGAAAAGTTTTTTCGAATTTTTTAACAAAAATACCTGACAAGGTATTTGCCATATTTTCCTCAGGACCTCCAATATCTTTTACTTTATCGGTATCTTTAAGTCCCATTTTTTGGTGTTGATATTCGTGAACCCACTCGTGAGATAATGTTCTTAATACATCAATTAATAATCTTTTACCAGCAAGAACTGAAATTTCACTACCAGGTTTTCTAACACCTGTAGTCATTGGGCCTTCTTTTTTTTCTAAAAAAGTAATATAGATATCATTATTTAATGGTAATTGAGAACTTAAAAACTTGGTAAAGTCTTTAAATACCTCTATTTGATTTGGAGTATATAAATTATTAACTTGTTTGAGACACGCTTTCATTGTTAATAAATATACTTAATCCGTGATTTCACTAATTTTTTTCAAAGCTTGAGCAATTATTTGATGCATATCGTAATAAACATATGTCCCTAATCTTCCACCAAAAATATACTTATCAAGACCTTTGGTTAGTTCTTGGTACTTGTTGTACATCTCTGTATTTTTAGTGTCTCTAATCGGATAATATGGTTCATTGGTACCATCGTAGTCTGTAGGATATTCACGACTTATAATCGTACCTTTTTGATTCTGAGGGTCAAACCATTTATGTTCAAGTATTCTTGTATATGGAACTTCAGAATCAGTATAATTGATAACAGGATTTCCTTGGAAGTTATCCTGTTCAAGTTGTTCTGTTTCCCATCTTAAACTTTTATATTCTAATTTACCGTACTGATAATCAAAGAACTTATCAATTGGACCAGTATAAATCACCTTATCGGCAATTGAGTTATAATAATCTTTGTGGTCAAAATAATTTGAATTTAATAGTACATCAATACCTTCCAACATTTTCTCAAATATTTGAGTATAACCACCAATTGGAATTCCTGTATATTTGTCATTGAAGTAATTACTATCCCAAGTAAATCTAACAGGTAATCGTTTAATTATAGATGGTGGTAATGAAGTACATGGTCTATTCCATTGTTTCTCAGTATAACCTTTAATTAGTTTTTCATAAATGTCAGTACCAACCATTGACATTGCCTGTTCTTCAAGATTAGTTACAGTTCCTTTAAACTTTTGTTTTTCAATAATATTATTTGCGTCTTCAGGATTTGTTACTCCCCACATTTGATTAAATGTCCACATATTAAAAGGTAATGTATACATCTCATCTTTGTAGTTAGCAATAACATTATGAGTATATTGTTTGAACTCGGCAAATTGGTTCACATAATCCCACAACTTTTTATCGTTTGTGTGGAATATGTGAGCACCGTAAGAATGAACGTGAATACCATTAATATTTTTGGTATAACAATTTCCACCAATATGATTTCTCGAATCAATAACCAAACATTTCTTACCTTGTTTTGTTAATTCATAAGCACATACTGAACCAAACATTCCTGCACCTACTATTAGATAATCATATGATGGTTTAATTGGTAAAATCATTTTTTTATGTATGAAAAAAAATTACAGGATGTCTATCATCATTTTTAGGGTTTTCTTCAGTAAAATAATAAAGAGCAATTGAATCCCTATTAATATCTGAAGGAGCATTTAATGGAACAGGATTTCCTTGAAAGTTATCCTGTTCAAGTTTTTCTGTTTCCCATCGTAAACTTTTATATTAATTTATTTTGTTTTAATTTTTCAATTACCATTTTTGGTGATATTTTTCTACTACACTCAAAATTTTTATTTTCAGGACAAAAACTTCCGTGATAGCAACATAGTTTATCTGCGTGTTCTTTGGAATTAAAACATCCAGTACATGCGTTGTAGTTTTTTACTCTGATACAATCTTCTTGAAACTCATACCAATCTTCGGTAAATCCTCCAATCATAACAGTTTTTTTTCCAACTGACCACGATAACCAAGATAAACCGGAACACAAACCTATAAAAAATTCACAATGTTTTAAATACCATATACGGTCAGATAATGGAAAATCGCCATTTCTTTTTGTAATATTTTTTATGTCAGATTTTTCTTTGGATATTGAAACAATCTCATATCCAAGTTTTTTTAATTCTGGTATTAAAGTTTTCCAACCAATTTGATTATTCCATTCTTTCATCCCTAAAGATGATGAGAATTCAGATATACATATGTATTTTTTTTCAATTGGACGTTCTTCGGATGCATTATCAAAATTTGGTCTTATTTCTTTAAATTCTAAACCTAAAATATTTGATGAGGTTTTTTGTAATGGAAATAATAGTGGATGTTCTGGATGTTTATCAACATCAAAAAAAGTTAAATCAGAAGCATATTTTATGTTAATACCTTTTTGAAAATTTTGATTTAATTTTTTCATATATTCTTTATGAACTGAACTATTAATTCCAACACCAATTGAATATATCGCATATACACCATCATCATTTGAGTTTGTATCAGTTAAACCTTTCCAAGTAATTTCATTATAATATGACTTAAAAAACTCATATAATTTTGTTTCAACAATTAACTCACAATTATGTTTTTTTCTGAATTCATCACAATATGGTACCCAACCAATATTATCACCCAAAGCATTACTTTCTAATATAATTTTTACAACTTTATTATTTAAGTTTAACTCTTCTAAAAATACCTCAACACCATTTTTTAAAATTACAATTTTCCAATTGGTAAAATATTTTCGGGATGTCTTAGTCCAATATCCACATCTAAGTTGTTCTCTGTGAATTAACTCATTATTTGTGTTATCGTAGAATAAGACATCATATGTAAATCCATCATTACCAATGATGTCAACACTTGCTCCATCAATATATGATGTTCTAAAAGTTGTTTCCATTTATTTAAATTATTTTTCTATGTATGAAAAAACATTACAGGATGTCCATCATCATTTTTAGGGTTTTCTTCAGTAAAATAATAAAGAGCAATTGAATCCCTATTAATATCTGAAGGAGCATTTAATGGAACAGGATGACCGTGTAATGAATCATCACCTATTGTAAAAATAACAACTCTATTAAAAATTGGTTCTACTTTAACTTCAGCATTTTTCATGTTTTTATCCCATAATTCAAGATTACCTTCCCATTCACTTTTCCAATCTTTATTGAGATAAAGTAATAAATTCAATCTACGATATATTTTTTTAAGTGGATGAACAGTATAATCTTTGTGTATTGATAATTTACCACCACTCTTAATTCTATGAAGTCCACCACCCATTAATAATTCATCTGCCATTAAATTTTTAATGCCCGTTAACTCTTCTAAAAATTTTAACATCTCAGGAGAATTTAAATAATTAATTAATGTTGAAGTTACAGGTAAATCTTTTGGCATATTGTTAGCGCTTTCAACATCGTGAGGCCAATAAAATTTATTAACTTGAAATGGTTCTGTCCATTTTACAGTATCGTAAGCCCAATTTTTATTTTTATCTATTTCACTAATAACTCCATTTAATATGGATTCAGGTAAAAAGTTATCAATTACAATATATGGGAATGGTCTTGCCACTTGATATTGAGTTGAAAATTGTTTGGATATATTTAAATTTATCATACTATTATTAATTAAAATCAAATTTTATACTATCTAAATTGATAGTTGGTTGTTTTATTTTATTTTCAATTTTATCCTTATATTCAATTAAGAAATTACTAGTGTCTGTGTAACATTTTCCTTCAATTAAATAAGAATAATTAGGGAATGGATTTCTTCTTTGAGGGTTTTTCATAATATCAATAATCTCAAGAATTTCTTCAAACATGTTCTTCTCTTCAAGGTAATAACAAAGATACATATAATGTTCATTTCTACCAGGAGAGAATTGTTCCGCTAAATTGAAATACTCCATAGTTTTTTGATGGTCACCCATAAATCCATGAGCTCTTGCCATTAAAATACAAGCAATATAACACATCTCATCTTGTCTTAACGACACTTTATTTTTATCCCACGCTTTAGTTGTTTCCAAACATCTTTCAAAGTACCAAATAGCTCTTCTTGCATATTCATCCGAATGTTGTTTTCCAAATGGAAGTTCATCAGGATTACCATAACAATCAGAATAACTCTTAGCTAAATACCACAAATGATAATGGTCTTCCAATACAGTATTACCAACAACTTTATCAATTTCTAATTCTAATGCATCTCTTAAAAATTTTCTTGGGACATACCAAGTTTGTCCATCTTGAGAAACTAAATGTCTAAATCCATAAGGCATTGTTCTTCTTTCAAATTCTTCCCCTATTTCAGGTAAATGAATTGTTTCGTGTCTTTTATCGTGTTGAAAGAACCAAGGTCTTTTAGCATTCCATAACCAAGTTCTAAAATATTTTAAATCACCAGTTTCAGCAACAAGATTATAACTATCAACAGAAGTATTGTCAAAAATAGACCAATCAAAATCCTCATCAACGTGAAGTCTTTCATCCGCATCCATTCTTAAAATCCAATCACAACCGTGGTCAGCCTTTAAACACTCTTGTAAAGTATGGTCTCGGTTATAACCAGGAAACTGCCACGCAATTTCATACAAAAATCCAGGTATATTTTTTTCTTTGAAGAAATTTTTAATAATATCTTGTGTTCCATCTTTGGAACCATTATCTTGTATTACCCAATAATCTATGTATCTATAACACGATTCCAACATTCTGGTTATTGTTGGTGCTTCATTTGCGACCATCGCATTTAAGCAAATTTTTGTTTTTTTATTCATATATGTAGTTCATTACTTGTTCTTCTTTATGATATTTTCTAATAGCCGTACTATTTTGAAATTTTTGAGAATGTCCTAAATCTTCAAACCAATTCCAATCGTGAAATCCTAATTCAAGTATTCTGTTATGAATTGCCAAATCATAATAATCTCTAATTAATCTAGCCCGTCTATTAATATCTTGTGAATTATTATCTACCGTGGTATTTCTATTACTATATTGGAGATATAATACTTGTTTAACGTGAATCATTCTTGTATGTAAAAACGTTTTCATTATAATTTCTAAATCATCAGCAACTGGAGTATTTTTGTTATGACCACCAATTTCAAGATATGTTTCTCGTTTCCACATTCTGACGTGGTCAGGCATACTAATATTATATCTAATACTTAATGGATTAATGTCAGGGTACCAATGAGCCAAGGTATCATCACCATCAACATTAACCCAAGTGTGACCAGCATAACCAAAATCAAAATAATTATCTTCTCTACCATACCAATTACCAGACCAATCGTGGTCATAATATTTCATTTCCCCATCTTCATATTGTTCAGATACATCAGAGTATAAAAATCCAGCATCAGGAAACTTTAATATGGCATCGTTACAAACTTCAAGACATTTATTAGTTAAAGCGTCATCGTGGTCTAATTCAACCAACCAATCACCATCGCCTAACATTGCCGCTCTATGTTTAGATAAACCAATATTACCACCACTTAAAGGAAATATTTTATGTAGTTTAACACGATAATCTTTATCCGATATTTCTTTTAATATTTTCCAAGTTTCTTCATCAGGAGAATCATCTACAACAATCCATTCCCAATTAGTTAATGTTTGATTTGCCAAACTTTGATAAGTTCTTCTAATTCTTTCGCCTGTTTGATATGTTGGTGTAAACACACTAAATCTTGGACGTACAACCTCAAGAGCTTTAAATACTGTTTTACATACAATATCATTTGCCAAAATATTATCAGCCAATATTTCAGAATATTGTAAATGAATTCTTCTTAATTGATAATGAGGTATATCAATTTTTAACCCTATAGAAATTATCAAATCTGGTTTATACTTAGTATAATCACCCAAAACATCATCAGTATAAGGTAAAGAATAAACAACTACTTCATCATATAAATTTTCTTGAAAATAGATGTCTGATATTAAAATCTCCGTCCCTTTTGTGTGCCAACCATAAACAATAGCACTTGGTTTTTTTGTTTTCATTAAAAATAAAATTGTATTTTTTTTAATTATTTATATCTTCAAAATCTCCGTCACAACTCCAATCAGTTAAAATAAACTCTAACTCTAACCAAGTAAGATGTTTATGTGAATTAGTAATTGCTGTAGCTTTTAACCCACCACTAGAAACTACACCTTCATTTGAACGACCACGAGTACGTTTCTTTGATAAAGATATTGCACTTTCAAATCTTTTTTTTGATGCGGATTTAAGTTCATCAATTGTTGGAACTTTATTATCATTATGTACCCAACGCCAATTAAGAAATTTCATAACATAATGACATCTTAAAAAATCGAAGTTTTCTATGACATCATCAATCATTTGAGCTTCTATTTTTTCTTGCTTTGTCATTAACCACCTATTTTCTTAATTTGATAAATGTAACCTGAATCTGAATTTACTTGAAATGCCTCACACATCTTTTGTGCCTCATCGTTGGTTTCAAACTCCAAAACCTCACCTTGAGAATCTAATATGATTACAGGTAAGGTTTTTTTGTGACCTTTGTTTTCAATATATTTTATAATAACATAACTCATACAACAATAATAACTTAAATTCAATAATCTATCAATAGTTATTTAGAGTTTTTGCTCCACAAAATTATCTTTTGTGGAGTTGATTTACGATAAACAACATAGGTCCATCCCATCTTTTAATTTGTTTTTTTGGAACCACAAATTCCATCTCTCCTATTTCTTCAACACGTTTCATATATTCATCACGGAAACGTTCAACCTCATTAACATTTTTAATATAATTAATTCTCATATGTTTAGCACAGGTTTTACCTAATTTACTTAACATTGAGAACTCATCCGTTAAAGTTCTTCCACAACACATACAAATGTCACCTCTTTTTATTGTCATTTTACCAGAAAAAGTGATTTCTTTTTTACCGATGGCAATAATACGAGTAATATCCATTAACATTGGGTTAAACTCTAATTCATACTTTTCTTTTAATTTTTGTCCAACATTAATCCCTAAATGAATTGTTTGTCCAACTGTTGGCCAATTAACATTATACACTTTTTCGTCTTTCTCTTTATTAAAGATATTAACAACCGCTTCTTCTTGTTTTTTGGTTAATTTACCATATCTAACAATAACTTCTTTCATTTTAACAACAAAAGAACTGGTTCCTTCATATTTTTGAACTTTGTCTAAGATTTCTGAGTTTGTCATAGTTTTATTGGATTTGTTGATACAAAGATACTAATTATATTTGACTTTACAAAAAAAAATCCCTCGATTGAGGGACTTTTTTTAATTATTTGAAAATGCTTTGTCTGCCCAAGTTTTGGCTCCAACCATTTCCCACAACTTCATATCACACATATTAGGGAATGACTCTCTCATCGTTCCTACGGTAATTACTTTAAGGAACCCAAGGTCAATTGAATGCCACTTACCACCTTTGGTTGTGTAAACGTTCATCCAGTGTCCAAACTCATTTTTTGCTTGGATATTAACCAATGAGTTTTTACTATATCCACGAATAACTTCGGAAACAATGTCTTTACTATCGTGAATATTAATAAAACCTGCTTGACATTTGTTAGCAATACGGAACTCATACTCTTGATTCTCATCTTTTAAATGGTTAGATACCATTACAGAAGTTCTCTTACCTTTAATGGTTGTGTCAAATGAACCATAAAATACGTCACCTGCTAAGGTTCCTTCAGTTACTTTGATGAATGTGTTTGTTGTTGTAGTTGTCATAATCTTTTTCTTTATTTGTGTTCACAAAGATAATAATAAGATTTGACTTTGCCAAATAATATTTATATTAATATAGATTATTATAATATGACTATCACAGAAACAGCAAAAAACAAGATTTTAATCCTCAAAAGTGAAGGTAATATGGATGAAAACCACTTTGTTAGGGTTTCCGTTAAAGGTGGAGGTTGTTCAGGATTATCCTATGATTTAGATTTTGACAACAAAATTAACCCATCAGACCAAATATTTGAAGATAAAGGTGAAAAAATAGTAATGGATATGAAGTCCTTTTTATATCTTGCTGGAACAGAATTAGACTTCTCAGATGGTTTAAACGGTAAAGGATTTATATTTAACAACCCAAATGCGAGCCGTACTTGTGGGTGTGGTGAATCATTTTCTGTTTAACTACAATTTAATCCAATGTTTAGTGTATTCCTTATTTGAGACACAAAACCGAGCATAATCATTAATTTGAGGATAACCAGTATTATAATACCCACAAGCGACTCCCCAATCCCCATATCTTTTATGTAAGTTTCTTAATAACCTCATAGAGATATGAACATTCAGGTCAATATTGTGTAATAAATCACTCTTACTAATTTGTTTACCTGTCACATAATTAGCCGTTTTTGGCATAATCTGCATAGGACCTTTAGCTCCCGCATATGATGTTAATTTTCCGTGATAAGTCCAATCGAATGGTCCTTGATAAGTTGTTTCAAGATAGGCAATATTGTAGGCAATGTATTTTGGAACTTTATATCTTTTAGAATATTTCTCAATTGAGGTATAAACTTGAAGGCTGTATGGTGAGTTTGGATTACCTCCAACATCTTCGAGTTTATACTCAGGAATCTCTTTAGAAACCTTCACTAAACTAACCGTTAGGGTAATGATTACCACCAACATAATTAAGTAAAGAAATTTTAAACTATTCTTTATCACTACTTAACTGGATTAGCTTGTTGTCCCCAAATGTTTTTAGCGTAAAGGTTGAAAATTGTATAACCAATACTGTCTTGATAAACGGTATATGAACCGTCATTTTTCGAAATAATTAACAAATGATTATTCTCATCAATTGCTAATTTTACATCAGCTCTTTTAACTGACACTGGCTTGTTTATTTTGAAACTACTTTTAATCATATTATAGTAGTATCCAATCGAAACTCCCGTACCTAAACTAACTAAGATTACGGTGTAAAGTCCAACTTGAGCAGCTGTCTTTTTTAATTTATCTTTCAAATTTTCCATATGTAAAGGTATTAAAATTTATTTGTATTATCAATTATTCTTTAATGTCGTTGGGCTTGATTATAGACACCACACGACCATCTTCATTAACTTTAAGATACAACTCGTCATCCTTATTTTCAATTGAACCTTGACCCTTTAATTGAGCCCAATACTTACTCCTAACCAACTCACCAAGAGCAGAATTATTTGAGTTGTCTTTAATCTCTTCTTCAGTTATAATAATTTTCATAGATTTGTTTTAATAAAAGATAAAAATAATTCTATTAAAAATAAACCTATTTATTTCCAAAAAAAAAAGAGAGACCGAAATCTCTCTTTAGGGCCGCCTGAAACTCAGAACGGTCGTCCACCACCAAGTTTAAAAAACTTGGAAACTATTTTTCAATAATTAAGTCTTCTTTTTTAATTATTGAGTTTACAAGTTTTTCAACTTCATCAGCGTTCATCCAACCAATAACATCGTCATCCCCCTCAGGATAGAAAAATTTTGTAACAAAATCATTTGATTCTCTATTAAAGATTGCAACCTCAAATGTTTTATCAAAATCACCGTATAAACCTTTTTCACCACCAACAATAGAGAATTCAACATCTTTGTTTCCAAAACAACACATTCTACCATCACCACCTAAATTTATTGAAATTGGGTGTGGTTTTGACCATTTTTTTATATCTTCAATTGTTATCATTTTGTTTCTAATGCCTCCATTTTAGATTTGGCAACCAAATGCTCTGCCAATGTGTAAGCGTCCACGTTAGTCGTGATAATTGAGTTAACCAAGTGTTTGTAAGGGATATGAACAAAGAACTCCACTCCGTTAAAGAATGTTAAATCGTTCTTCAATTCAATACAACCTTGAACCATCTTCAAAAACAACTTGAATTGGGTTCCGTTTACGAATGTTTCGTTCAACAATACTCCAAATGTTTCGTGTTGAATCTTGATGTTATGTGATGCCATATTCATATCTTCGTTTGTTTAGATAACAAAGATAAACAATATAATTTAAACCACAAAATTTATTTTAAAATAATTTTAATTAACTTATAAAGTTGAGTACCAGTCGCATACTCATCTATTTCTTTTATTGAATAGTATCCACATTCGGTATGTTCGTGGCCATCTTGAGCTAATTCCAAATCAGGGTTAATTTGTTCATCAACCTCTAATAAGTAAACATACATCAATCCCTTAACATTATTACCACTTTTAGCGTATCTTGGCACCAACCCAACAAACTTTAAATTATAATCATTGATATCAATACTAGTTTCCTCAAAGAATTCTCTTTTGGCGCCATCTTGAGTTGTCTCATTTTTTTCCAAATGTCCAGCAGGTATTGACCACATATTAGGGAAATTTTCATCAGAACTTCTTTTACAAAGAAGGATTTTATCCCCACACTTAACCATCACACCCACATATCTTTTAGTTTTTATCACGATTACTATTTTTTTTGTTTAATTTATCTTTTAATTTACTATTTATAAATATGAGAGTTAAAATTAATGAAAATATTTTTAATGTAAAAACTTTAGTGGATGAAAATTCACAAGGAATTGGTATGACAGGTAAAAAGTTTGATAAAACTTTTGATGGATTATTATTCTTAATGGGTGGAAATAAACAATGTTTTTGGATGTTAAATTGTATAATTAACTTGGACATCATTATCATTAAAAATAACGTCATTGTCAATATACATCACGATTGTCCTCCTTGTGATGACGAATACGATTGTATTAGTTATTGTGGAAATGGAAATATTGTTTTGGAACTTGAAGGTGGTTCTTGTGAAGAACTAAGTATTGAACCTGGTGATACGGTTGAATATTTATTTTGATTCTGTAATCTTTTGTTTTAAAACCTTCTCAAACTCCACGGCAACCATTTTAATGAACTTAACCATCGGAGAATCCTCAGCATTAGAATCATATTTATATTGTCCTGAAGGAGGTCTTTTACCTCTTCCAAGATAATTTAAACCAGATATGTTTGTAATACATTTATGTCCACCTGAATTGGCTTGAATTAAATCCCAAGCATTAATTCCAATTTTATCTAACATCTCTTTATGTTCCTCAGATAAATCAGTAAAAGGAGTTTCCATCATATCTTGAATATGATTTAAAACTCTATCACCATTTTCCATAGTTGTGAACTTATCACCATATAGTGCCTTAAAGTCTTTAAAAGTAAATCCAACACTCTCAGGTCCAACACTGGTCTCACTAACCCACTTGATAGTTGATAATGGAATTGTTTTATCTTTTAATTGTGATTCCCATTTACCAATAACTTCTTGAGCAATTTCACCTAAGTTAACACCTTTTAATTCTCTTTCTTTGTTGAAAGGATTACAAGATGCTTGAACCAATCCCATTGGCCAAGCCATAATAAAGAAATCCGCTTCAGGATTATTTCTAAACGCAGTGTACCTATCATATGAACCTGGTTTAAACATTGAACCACCACCATATTGAAATATAATACCATCATTAACTCTTGGAAAATCTTTCATCTTTTCCGCATAGTCTTCAGCATTTTTTTGTAATTCTTCAGGTTTAGCAGCATTTGATTTTTTCATCCAATCTTTAATATTATTTAAAATTGAAAGTAATGAAGGTTCAGAATCCATAACTAAACCTTCTAAAAATCCTTTTTTGTTTTTAAACGCCAATAATAATTTGTTAATAACAAACCCTAATAACATTTTATTTTTTTGTAATGATTTTTCTTTATCAAATCTATACAAATAATTAACAACTTCTTTAGGTGTAATATCGTGTTTGGCAAAATCAGCCGAATCAACAGTACTGATTAATAAAATATCTGATGATGGGAATAATTCTTTTGGAGATACTACTTGAGATATTGTTTCAACATTTGAACGAGATGCTCTAAATGATGTTGATTTCGTATCTTCAGCACCTGCCTGTCTATCGTGATGGTCAGTATGAATAACAAACATCGGTTTACCGTGAGCAAAATCTACAAGAACCGGCATAACGTCACCACTAGCATCATTCTTTTTAATAGCAAATTCCTTATCACCATATTGTATGATATGACTACCAACAACTTTAATACCATTATCTTCAAGGTATTTCTTCATTGCTATAGCAGTAGTAACACCATCCAAATCTTGATGGAAATAAATTTCAGCCTTTGGATATCTTTTAGCAAGAGCATTAATCTCTCTTAATCCCGATTCTTTTAGTATTCTTTTCACCTATTATTTAGTTAGAATAATTTACCAATAAAAGTTAATGCTTTGTCAATTATATCTTGGTCCAATCCTAACTTATGTAAAGCATTATATGTTTGTGGTCCAGGTTTTCCATCTGGGTTAATTTTTTCAAATTTTTGAAATATCTCAACAGCTTTAGATGTTAGACTTCCCCATTTAGAATCCACAGGAATTTGAAATACTTTACCACCAGCCTTAATGTTTTTCATTTTAAAATAACTATTAAGAGCATTTTGAAGTTCAAATACTTCTTGTCCACTCATTTGACTTTGTTCCGCAATAACTCTTTTAACAATATTTGTTAAATCATTTTCAGTTAATTTTATAATTTTCTTTGACATATTAATACTTTAATGTTAATAAGTATTTTAATTTATTTGTCTCACTTAAAATTTCATCTCTGATGTTTAATAAGTCAGTGTCGTATTTGGAATCTAAAACATCAGTCATTGAAACTAAGAATTCAGTAATACCATCTAAAAACTCTTGCATATTAATAGTTTCAATATTTTGAAACATAATAGCAAACTCAGGTTGAAACTCAGGTCTACCATATTTACCCATAAGAGCCTCAGTAAAAGTATCAATAAGGTCATCTAAACTCTCGTAAAAAGCACCGTAAGCTCTATGTTTTGCATCTCCAAAAGTAGTCCAATGAAGGAATCTAAATTGGTTTTGTATTTGTACTAATTTTAATATTAATTCTTCTTTCATAATTATTGTGGTTTAAGTTGATTTACTCCTCGATTTACCGTAGGTGCAGGATTTTGAGCCGATTGTAATGGTGTTCCAACTTTTTGTATTGGAGCTGTGAATGCCGAATTAGGTTTTTCTGACTTAATTTTTTCTAATTGTGATTTCATAAAAGGAGATTCTTTTTCATTTTCAACTGAAGTATTTAAAGATTGAAGATATTCTTTACCATATAAAGTCCAAGCTTTTTTAGTTCTAAAACCAAAATTACCATAACCAGCTCCTTTGTTTAAAACACCATTAGTAAAACCTGTTGCCCAATTTTTAGCATTTGTATCTAACCAGTCTTGAAATAATTTAACACCTTCAATATTTTTTAATTCACTTGGTATCGGAGTTTTTTGGTTAACCTTATCACCTAACGTAGAAACATTCGTTTTAAATTCAGGGTCATTACAAGTATAATTTTGAACAATTTTCATAACAATATTCCATTTTTTACCATTATTATAATAATTGTAATTATCTATTTGATAAAATTCAGAACCTTTAGGTGTTTTACCTTTTTTTGCCTTTGGGTGTTTAACAACACAAGGATATTTTGACCAATCAGTTGTTGTATTTGTTGTACTTCCTATAGATGGTGCATACACAGATGGTGTGGTATTAACCGCTGCGGCTTGTTCAGAGATAACAATACCTCTTTTATAGTTCAATAAAAACTTCATTGAACTTATTTCTTCATTAATTTGTTTTTTCATATTTTTTTTTTAGTTAAATGATAATGCATCGTTTAATCCTTTTCCAAAAGTTTTAGATAAAAAGTTTTGGATTTGGTCACTTCCTTGTGATGAGTTTGAATTATTTTGTGATGTTTGTTGTTGTGATGAATTATTTTGATTTACAACCGTGTCTTCTTTTTCATAATTTTGAGCAATATAATCACTAGTTTTTGGGTCTTCGGCAATTTTTTTTCTGAATTCTTCGTCTTCAGACATTTTTCTTTCAAAAGTTGTTAAAGATGGTATACCAAAATATGCTAATAAATTATTAGCGCCAATAAATTTTCTAAAAGAATTTCTTCTATCTTGTCTAGCACTAACATTTATCCACCATTTTTTGATACCTTTTTCAGGTATAACATTATTTTTTGCAAAGTATTTTGACAATGTTTGTTTTTGATAATAATCTTTTAACCCTGTTTTAAATAAACCACCAGATATAACTTCTTTACTTCCAGCCTTTATTCCTGAAACAGCTTTACTACCACCAGCAATCATATTTAACCCCTCACTTAATTTTGAACCTAAACTAGAATTTACTTTACTTATACTTTGAACTGTTTTTTCAACCACAGGTGCTTTAACATACCCAGCTAAACTACTATACTTTTTAGCTATCTGAGGATTTTTTGCCAAATAGTCCGTTAATGTTTTACCTCCAGCTTTCATAGCTGTAGAAGCTTCTTTACTCCCTTTGAATAATCTAATAATTGGTTTAGCAATAAAATCTCCAACAGTTGGGATTAAAGCAATTAACATTAACGCAGCATATAATTTTTCACCTTTATATAGATAATAACATATTAAAGCTATGTCAGCAACTTCACCAATTACAGGAACAAATCCCGCAGCCATTAAAATGTTTTCAAAACTAAACAAAGATTCGTTTAGTGTTTCTTTTTCATTTAAAACTTCACTAGTTATTATGTCTAATTGTCTTTCTGTTAAAATTATTGACGGCATTTGATTTTTATTTATAAATACCTGTTAAAAGAAAAAAAAATCTTATTTATTTTGTTAACACCATATAAAATCGTATCTTTGTTAAAATCACACAAAATTATGAAAAAGATGTATAAACTATATTCGGTGGAAATTAAAACATTATTAAAAATAATTGGAATTGGTTTTGTTTCAATAATATTACTTAAACTTGGTATTGTTAAATAAAAAAGGGTCTTACGACCCTTTATTTAATGTTATACTGTTACAATATCTTTTATTTCTAATTTTAATTGTTTCTTTTGGTCAACAAAACCTTGAACTCTTTTTTTGGCAACTTCCGTATAGTTTTGAGAAAGTTCCACTCCTAACCATTTTCTATCTAAAGTCTCTGCGGCAACCATACTTGTTCCACTACCACAGAATGGGTCAAGAACTACATCATTCTTATATGTAAGGATTTTGATTGCCTTAGTCGGAATGTCCATAGAGAATGTTGCTTTAGTCATTTGTTTTGTGTCGGCAAAATAATTCCATTGTCCAAAAACTAAATCCATAAATTCTCTTTTTGATTCTTCAGGATATAATACTTTCTTTTTAAATGTACCATCCTCTTGTTCCACATTATCAATAACACCAACCCATTCAGGTTCACCTTTAATCTTTTTAATGTGGTTTTTCTTATAAGCAAGAACTACACACTCTTTTGGATTATAAATGTATGGTGCTGATGGTGACATCCAAGAACCCCAAGCTGTGGTCTTACTTCTATGTGGTGAACTTTCTTCAAGGTCAACAACTCCAAAGAATTTAAATCCAACCTTTTTCATAACACCCCAAAACTCTGCCATAAATAAAACTCTTCCACCTCTTTCTTGTGTATTGGTTTCATATGGAATGTTTACTGCGATTCTACCATCATCTTTTAATACACGTAAGGCTTGAGTTAACCACTCTTCTGTGAACACCCAGTAATTCTCCATTGTCATATCATCTTGATGTGTATCGTAGTTGATATTACAATTATATGGTGGTGATGTTACGATTAAGTCTACGGAACCTTCAGGAAGTTTTCCCATTTCCTCTCTACAATCTCCGTTTATAATTTTTCCTGTTTCTATCATATCTTTTAATTTTCGTGGTATTCCCACTCGTCGTTATTTTTAATCATATTAATTGGAAGGTCTAAGAATATTGCGTTTTGTTCTCCTGCGTATAGACCAACTATGTTATAGTAATAAAACTCTTCGGCTTCCAAACTATCCATTCCATCTCTTTCCATTAGAATTGATAATATCTTTTCTTTGGAATATAATATTCTTGGTCCATTACCAAACTCTTCGGCAATACCTATAATTGCTCCTTCGAGACCATCTAATAATATGGCTCCTTCAGCCTTTTCGTGAATATCAACTAACATTATCTTCTAAGTTTTTAATTTTTCTTTCAAGATACCATAAGGCTTTCTTTAGGTCTTGAAGTTCTTTGTCTGCCCCTTTTTTTCCCGCTCTTGAAATATATTTTACGGTGTTTCCAATATGAAAATCTAAATCCCAAGCCTCAATAACTTTGATGGCTTCGTATTGATTATCTTCACCACCATAATGATTAGGGTGATTAACTTGTTCTGTCATTGTTTGTATATAATAATTTAACTTTATTAATATCTACAACAAATCTAAACTTAATTAACATTAAATTATCTTTACCGTAATCACATTTTTGTTCCATATTTGCACCGACAACTTCAAACCTTAATCCATTAACCACAACACCAGTTGGGTCAAGATAATCAATCTCAATATCTGTCATTTTAAACAAATCTGACGGATTGAACGAATATTCTGTTGTCTCATAAATTTCGGTAGTAAAGATTAATTTTTCACCTTCATTTATTATTTTGAATTTCCTAAATAGATATTCAGGAACAAATACGTCTTTGTTGAATCTTATTAAGAATCTATTTGTCTTTAAAGGTTCAAATGGTTTAAAATTTTCAAATTGCTTTTCCATTTTTTTTAAATTTAGTCTTTTTTTTCTATATGTTTAATTACAAAATAATCTTTAGCATAACCACTTTCCTCAACAATTCCATCTTCAATTAATTTATTAATTATTTCTCTAGTTTTATCCATTGGTAGTTTAAGGATATACTGACTAATATAGCCAATATGAATTGGTTGTCTTAATTTAGCTATTAAGATTTTTTCTGCTTCTTTTTCCATACTATTCAAAAATTATGTTTTCTTTTTCTACGTATTCACGGAAGATTTTTTCCGCTTCTTCGTATGTTTTATACATACCGAGAATTGAATCTAATTCAACTGGTTCTGTAACCCCAAACTTACCATTTTTAGTTTGGTAGATAAATGTGTCTAAGATTTCTTGGGTAATCATTTTTTCTTTCCGTGTTTTTTAGATTTGGTTTCTACTTCTTCGGTTGATTTTGTTTTGGTTGCCTTGGTTGCTTTCCATTCTAATTTTGC